AAAGTTTCTTTAAGGGTTTGCACCCTTTCATCAAAGGTCATCTTCAGTCCATTGCTTTTGGAATTCATTTATGTCTGCAACCACATCTTGCATCTGCACAATTACGGCGTTCATGCGAGCCATTGCCGCTAATACACCCATCTTAAACCCTATGCGGTAGCCAAAATAACCAGCCACAACTCCACCTACAAATGAAGCGATAAATGTCATCATGCTAAATCCAAACTGGTACGCACTGATGTACCAATAGAGCGGGCAATTTCAACTTGTGTTTTTATACGGTTTGCATTTGCGCGGGCGGCTTTTACAGTTGCTTCAGCAAATCCAATCTGCATGTGTAATCTTTCATTGTCCAACAACGCAAGATCATCACGCTCTTGAACGGTGTAGTTCTTGCCGGTGGCTGATGATTTAGTTGCATAAGTCATTCTGCTTCTAGCCATAGCAAGTTCATACTCACTCTTGATCCGATTGTACGCGGCTTCAGCCTCTACTAATTCCGTGTGGCAATCATCAATCTCTTTTGAAAGAGCGTATAACCGCGCCTCAATCTGTGCTGGTGTCACTACCTGCGTCATCATTATCAGGCTCCTTTACTATTCTTAATCCTTCTGTTTCATGGCGGGCTTGTAATTTAATTAGCCCCGTTGCATCAGCCGTTAGATTGAATGGATCTGCAACCAGTTGAAAACCTGCGCGATCCATAGCCTCACCAAGCGCTTCAGCAAAAACATCAAGTTCATCTGCAACTGCTCTAATACCCAATGAATTCATGTGAACTGCAACCATAAATCCTGCTGACGGCTTGAACTTATTTTCTTTCTTGCTCATAACTCTCCCCCACAATGTTTACATGTATTTGTTTTTCTTTCTGAAGTTTCTCTACCGTTTACAAACGCCGGCAGAACATAGATGGAACAACGGTTACGGCGCTCTTTTAATCGGGCAACCATACCTTCCAAATGCAATACAGATAAACAGCCTGATGACTGCCCTGCATGCCAACCGTAGATTTCACCCAACTCTTTCCAAGTCAGTCCACGGATACCCGCCGCACCCAAAGAAACCAAAGTTTCTTTTTGGCGCTTGCTTGTTGTGCCATCTGCGTCATCTTCAATAACGCGGTCATGGCTTGCCTCTGATCCTTTCCAACCAGAAGTTCCTGCATACGGTGTTATAGGCAATGAAAAATCTAGTTCTTCATTCACTTGAACTGCACCGCCTTCTTATTGATTACATCAAGAAGTGTTACACCGTTTACTTTTGCCTCCAAAACATCTGCATTAGTACGGTAAATTTCTTTCAGTTCATCTTTAGTAACTGCGGCTTCTGCTTGCGCAATTGCGGCTGTTGCTAAACCAATTTCACCTTCAGTAAATACGCGTGTTTTTAGAGTTGGTTTTTCTGCCGCCTCTACGCGTGATGCTTTTTCCATGTCTTGACGCGTTGGGCGTTCTGGTTTTTTTGTAGTTGGATTAACACCAAGATACCCGGCAAGGCTTAACGCTCTGCCACTTGCGCTTGTAGATGCGTTTTCTAGTGCAGAAGTTTTGTTGATGTGTGAACTGCCAACCATTTCTTCTGCAAAATCAACTGCCTTTAACACATCACCATAAAATACTGATGCTTCAACAATGTATTGAAGCGGGCGTAATGTTTGCGGATCTCTAACAATGTCAATGATCCTTGTAATTATTCTTAGATCATCATGGTCTGCATGAGCGCGTTGTAATCTTTCTGCAACGGTTTCATAAGCATTTAGATCAAATGCCATAATTTATGCCTTCTTTCTTTTATGAGCCTGCGGCTCTGGTCATGGGCAAAGTTACAGAACGCCACCGACAAATACAAGCACCCAAGCATTACGCCGCGCCGTGAGAAGATTGGAGTCTAGGAGGCTTGATGACCACAATAATTGGAATAGAGAACGCTGAAGGCTGTTCGCTTGTGGCTGATAGCCGGGTGACTGATCCTGCGGGCAGAGTCTTTTCTCATGCCGCCGTTACCAAGATCAATAAGCGTGGTGCATTTCTTGTAGCCGGGGCAGGTGAAGTTGTGCCTTGCGACATTGCGCAACACATTTGGACCCCACCGTTATTTACAGAAAAAGATAAAAAAGATGTTTACCATTTTATGATTGTAAAAGTTATGCCTTCTTTGCGTAAATGTTTAACAGAAAATGGCTATTCATTTGATGAAACAGGAGATAACAGGTTTCATTTTTTGCTTGCAGTCAATGGAGAACTTTTTGACATAGATCAAGATTTGGCTGTTAGCAAAAATGGTGACGGAATTTATGCCGTGGGATCTGGCGCTGACTTTGCTATTGGCGCTTTGCATGCAGGGGCAACACCTATGCAAGCCATGGAGATAGCGGCAAAAGTATCTGCTTACACCGCCCCGCCATTTATTGAGCGATCACAAAAGCGTAATTAATTTTTAACTAAACACACTCCAAGTATGTGCATTTCTTTTATTTGTTTAGCCGCATCTTTTTTAGTTGCCGCATCTTCAACAATAGGATTATCAAACCATCTAGGAACCCAAATGCCTTGAAAATTATGGCAATCAGATTTCTCATAACAATCCCAACCCATGTCATGTTTGAAATAAACAAGTTCACAACACTTAGCCATTAGTTTGCCTCCTTCTTTTTTAATTGTTCTCTTTCACACTCACCATAAAGTTTATGATTTGTTTGACGGTTGATTACATAAGTACCGCACTCTAAACAAATTGCCGCGTAGCGCTCCATTAGTTGTAGATCCCTACTTCACGCATTAAATCTTCAAGATCTAACTTTGCTTTTGCTTCCATGTCTAGTGCCGTTATGTATGCGCGACCCCACTTGATGCAATCCAAGATGCCATCAAAAGAATGTGGGTAATTTTCAAAACGGTAAGTTCCATCTGACATTGTTGAAACTTTATAGAACTTAAAATGGATCTGTGTTTTTACAACTGTTGGCATTTCTCCCCAACAGTATGAACAAAAACCGGGGCGTGTTGCTTTGATTTCATGGTTGTATTTGTTGCGTTGTAATCCATTGATGCAGGAAATTTCTGCACAACGCTGAATTGCTGGTGTTAGTTCTTTGATTGTTAGTGTCATTTTGCGCCTTCTTTCTTTGGGAAGCCGTTTCCCTTATGAAAGAAAGATTACACTATAAAAAGGGTTTTTGGAACAAAATGTGCCAAAAATGTTAAAAATCTTTTTGGGCGTGTCGCGCCTAGTCCAGCCACACCTTATAGGCGGCTGTGACCCGCCCCTTTACGGGATCTATGAAGTGCAGGCGTTGGCTAGGCGTAGCACTAGCCGCCAGCATGACCCCCGCATAGCGGTTATCTGACTCTGTTGAGCCTGTTTGGTACACCGACCCCTGCCCGTTCGCCATAGCCCACTCTGCGTGGGTGTGGTAATGCCCTATGTACACATCACGGAAGTCCCATGGGTAGGAACCGGATCGCCATTTGTTTGCGTGTTGGACTATTGCGCCGGGGGAAGCAAAGCCGTTGCGCCCGACTTCATCACCGTGAATGAGCAGAGCCTTGTAATTGCCAATCTCAATCCGTTGAATGTCCTCCGGGCAGTCCTGCCATGTCAGGCGCTTTTCCCCTGATAGTAATTGTTTAGCCAATTCATAACACATGCGATCAAAATTATCTGACCGTGGCACATTGTCGCGTTTAGATCCTATGCGCCCATGGTTTCCCCATTCAGGGACCACCGTAACTTTTTCATAGTTGGCGAGCGCATACCGCACCACATCTACGCAAAGCCGTGACACATTTACATACTGTTCAAAAAGGGTGCTATCAATTTCAAATGCTTGTGATGGGAAGTTAAACAAACCTTCAACCATGTCACCGCCAAAAGCAATTGTTACTTCTTTAACCGGGTGATCTGCGCGTTGAATGTCAGTAATGCGTACAGCCTTTTCTGCAAATTCTAAAACGCGTTTGCGCATGATCTCACTGTTGTAAGTGACTGTGCGCTTTGCGCCTTGCCAATCTGTCATGTGCCACAAAGCAACTTCACCTTTGGCTTTGCGTTTATCAACTGCAACATCTGGCACTGATGGAATTTTGCCCATAGTAAGCATTGCATCATAGGCGGCTTGCTTAGTAGCAAACACCAGATCCTCATTGCGTTCTTTGCTTTGCTTCAATTGTTTCTGCAAGCGCATCATTGCAGACCGTAATTCTTTTACATCTTCTGTTTCTATACCTTCAGGCATTTCTTCTAGGCGTTTTTCAAGACTCATTGGCTATCTCCATACCATGATTTGTATAGCCTTGTTTATCTAACCAATTATCATCATGTAATGGGTTAGACATACAACGCACCGATTTACCCGCGTCATACATCAACGCCACAACATGCGGCGGTATGTCCTCAATCTGAAGCAAAGCCCCCCACATGCGACCAATCATGGTGAAGTTTGTAATTGCATCACCGTGAATTTCTTGCCTTTCAGCAAGAATGTCAGTCACTCTTTTGGACACCGGCAAGTTCCACTTCTGTGCGCTCGCACCGCATCACTGCTTGTTTTATGTCCTTCTGATCTAATTGCGGCAATTACAACACTCACCGGGTAATTTTTTTCCCACGCATTATCTAATGCCTTTTGATCTTCTTTGCTTAAATTGTTGTAAAAAACAGTGTAAGCGCAATGGGTTGGTGACTTAGTGCGTTTCTTAATTAAGTTTTCAATTTGATCTGCTAATGCCATGTCCAGCCTCCTTGTGGAAAAGGATAGCGGTAAAAACTATAAAGAGGCAGTTTAGACACATGCCTAGGTGTGCTTTCCCATGGAGGCGGGAAACTTATTTAGCCTTTTTAGCCGGCGCTTTCTTTGCAGATTTCTTAGCCAATTTTTTAATTTCTGCATCTGCCACATCAGCAATAAAGCCAAATGACGGATCTTTAGGATTGATTGCGCGGATTGCAGGACCGGCAACAGCCGCTAATCCAGCAATAGCAATTGCTCTAACATCTGTTTCACCGGCGCTGTAAACAGCAATTCCAGCCACTACAAATGAGCGGGCGTAAGACTCTAATGCGGCTTGTAATTTTTTATTCATTTTTACTCCTTGGGGCGGGCTACCGCCATAATTGTTTTGTAATCACGCTTTTTCAGGTAATAGCCATCACCGTTTGATTGGCTTCCGGCTTTTCCGCTTGATGTATTGCCCTCATAAACCTGAATGTATTTAAGGGTTTTATGGTGAAACTTAACTATGCCTACATGATCAGGCATAGCATCTTCATCAAATTGGAAAAATACAAGATCCCCGCGTTGTGCCTGTCCCAGTGGAACAAGTTGGTTGTTCTTGGTTAAATGTTTTAGCCACGCATCACAAGATGCAAAGCCTTTTGATTTAGCAGGTGCGACTGAAGCAATCATTCCAGCATCAAAGTACATCTTTGAAGCAGACATGGCGCACCATGGTTGATTGTTTAGACCAAACCATTTGCCAAATGTTGTGTTGTTATTTGTACCTTCTGTGTAGCCAACAGATGCTTCACATAATTCCATTACCTTAGTAATGCTCATTTTGCCTCTCCTTCTGGTTCTTCTACCGGTGGCTTAGGCTTAGATTTTAGCCCGTTTGCACTTAGTATTCCAGCCAATGTACCAGTGAGAAACACACATAAGGTGCTTACAAGATCAATAAACGCCGCATCATTGGGTGCTTGTGCCATTGGTTGTGTAATAAATAGCAAAGCATAAAGTAGTGAGAACACGGATCCAGCAAAAACAATCGCAAGAATAACCCCAATAGTCACAATCAAACGCGCATGTAATTCTTCTGGTGTAAATCTGCGTCTAGCCATTTGCGGTATCCACTTCCGGTAAAAGGTCTTTTGTACATTGCCCAATTGCTTCACACTGCGGTGGATTGCACTCTGCTTTTTGCCAGTTTTCATACTGCTGACATGGGTAGCGAACCCAACCTTGATACCCGCACCCTGTAAGACTAAGCGCGATTAACAAGCAGGCGATAAATTTCATCAACCCGGTCCTCTAGTCTTTTGATTGTTTCGCCTTGTCTGTTTTGTTCATCACGCATGCTTGATCCTGAATTGGGTTTCAATTCAATCAAATAGTGTTTAACAAGAAAACGCACTGAAACTGCCAGAGATCCCAAAAGGGTGCTTACGGCAACGCAAATACCAAGCCATTCATTAGGTGTCATAACTTAATAATAACTTAGGCTTTAATTAAATTGTGGCAATTTCCTCAAACACTGTGCCGTTCCAGACTTTAAGAACTGACGCATTAGTATCGTAAAAAATGTCCCCTACGCGTGGATTGGTTGGCGTATCTGTTAAAAAATTAACATTAGGTGCGGTAAAGCGCACCGCCGTTTCTAACTTACGCAAGCGGTCATAGAGATCTTGAAACATCATAAATAGATCCGGTGGTTGATTGATGTAAGCCATTACGCCTCACCTGCTCCCTGTGTTAGCGTCAATGTGGCGCGCTCTGGTCCTTCTTCACCCGGCTGAACTGACACACCTACAATGCGGTAAATAGCATCAAGCCCATCAGGAAAACGGTTATCTATAATTGAAATTCTTGCGTCATCACCAATGTTGTATGTACCAAATTCAGGATCTACATAAGGTGGCACAACAATTTTGAGCGTTGTTGGCGGGTATGCAGTAGCAATAACTCTTGCGCTTGCTAATTGATCAAGAACTGTTTGATCTGTAATGTCTGAATAGTTAGCCTGATCTTCAAGAAGCGCCCAACCTTGCCCCAAGAAATCTAAGTTAATTGCATTAGAAGTTAATTTGCCCTCATTAGATCCAGAGCCTAAAGCATAAATTGAGTTAGCCGCTAGTGATCCATCTTCAGGGTATTCATACTCAACAATGTTTCCTGCCGGAAATGTAAACACCAACGCATCAATGTCATTTACATTGTAGGCAACACCACTGCGGGGAAAATAAGTGTTAAATGATTTGCTAGGTAAACCTGTTACAGCGTCATAATCAACATCAATGTCAAAATCAAATCCATCATCTTGACGGCTAAGATCTTGAATAGCGTTAAACACGCCTTTTAATTCATAATAATAATAAACGCGATCAATAAGAACGCCAGAAGTTGTTTGCCCTGCTTGATTGTAAAGAACCCCAATGTCACCATAGGTGGCATCTTGCGCGTTTTCAATAAGAGTTTTGGCTATAACTAACTGATCAGTATTTGTAAAAGCGGCGGTTTCTGTAATTCTTCTGCGTTCAAAATAAGAAATCCATTCACGCGCTTGAAAGGTAAGAGTCTGTTCTGTGCTGTTGTAGGTACGCCCCCAAATAACACCGCCCCATACAAGTACGCCGTTGCGATCTACATAAAGACCACAAGCGCCGGGAATAGTTGAAGCATCAACATTAAAAGCGGCGGCGTTAATACCTGAAAGCAAAAGATGACCAGAGAAAGTTCCAGCCTGATTTAACTGTTGGGTAAAAGCCACACCCGTAAGCGGCAATTCTGCAATGATCGTGTTGGAGAGAAGATCAACAAAAAGATACCTGTAAGTTGTTACTGGCACAGTATCCCCTATTCAGTAGGAACTAACTCCCAAGAAGTTGTTTCTTCATTCCAAGAATACATTTTCCCATCAGAAGGATACGCCACCGGCGCTTCCCATAAATAAGTTTCCTTGTTTAGTGACCAAGAAGCATAAAGTTGCGGCGCAGCAAAACCTACACCGTCAAAAGTAAATCCAATACCTGCGTAATTTTTATGAATAGGGAATTTGCCATTTGAGTGAACTCCACCTTTGGTGTTGTAAGAAGTTTGAACCCACTCACCACCTAAATTTTGTTCACACCAATCAGGACCATCAGCAACAATAACTTGCGTAACTATTCCATTTTCAACTTTAGCGTAATGTCCCATTATTTTTCCTCTCCATAAAGCGTTTCAGTATTAAGCAATTTTATTTCACGCTTAGTCACAATTCCACCTTTTTCATCTAATTGCGTTGTAGCGGTTTCTTCACTATCAGCAACTATGTGAACCAACATTACAACTTCAAAACTAAAAAGTTGTGTTGTTTTTTCTTTATCTTTTTCCATTTTTATTTGCCTTCTCTCTATGCCGAGTATCTAATAATAACAAGACCTGAACCACCTGAAGAACTACCATACGACTCGCCACCGCCACCGCCCCCACTACCTGTGGCAGAAGCACCTGCAGTTGAAAGTGTGTTTGAAGGTGAATTTTGACCTCTGCCACCACCGCCTGAACCGCCAAGACCGAACGCGCTACTGCTAATTGAGCCGTGTGTAGAACCACCACCACCGCCAGTAAAGTATCCGCTAACTCCTGTACCAGTAGCAGACACCCAATCGGACAAAGTAATTCCAGCAATAGTGTTTATACCTGCTCCACCATTACCTGCTTGCGCACCATTTGTTCCTGATGTAGTTCCGCCAGTACCACCCATTCCACCGCCACCGCAACCACCATAAGAAGTGCCGCTGGCATTACCGCCATTGGAACCGACAGAACCAGTACCCAAATTAGAACCGGGTTGTTGTCCACAACCACCACCGCAAGCACCATTATTAGCGACATTAGAGATAGTTCCGCCACCTCCGCCACCTACAACAGATGTAGAAACTGCACCACCAATTACAGAAGATGTATTACCGTTACTGCCGACAGTTGAAGTTGGGGTTCCACCCGCGCCGATCGTTACTGCGTAATTAGTTCCAGAAGCGAAATTGACAGAAGTATTGACGGTAAATCCGCCAGCGCCACCGCCGCCGCCGTTTCCACCACCGTACCTATTACCACCAGCACCGCCTCCTGAAATAATTATGTAAGAGCAAGTCAATGCTTGTGAAGGTACAAAAGAACCTGAATTAGAAAATGTATGATAGTAAAATCCACCAGCAAGAGTTATTGTTCCACCAGTTGCTTTTGCACCAGCAGATGCGTTTCCAGTTCTAAAAATACCTGATGAAAGAAAAGTATGATAAGTGTATCCACCTGATGAAACAACAGTTCCACCTTGCGCTTTTTGAGTTCCTAAATAGCGCGCAATAACAATTCCTGAACCGCCTTGACCGTCATTGGCTTGGTTGTTACCACCGCCACCGCCGCCGCCAGTATTTCCCGTTCCATTTCCACCGGGACCATTTCCACCGCCACCAGAACCGCCACTAGCACCGGGATTTGATCCACCGCCACCAGCATAAAAACCACTAGCGCCGGTACTTGTAGCAGAAGCCCACGCAGACCAAGTATTTAATCCATTACCGCCAGCACCGCCACTATTACCGGAAGTTCCAGCCGCACCAGCACCACCACCACCACCGCCAGTTTGATTTGTGCCTGACGCGCCTGCGCCGCCAGCATTACCATAACCTGTGCCGCCTGTTCCAGTTTGTGTAGAGGAACCACCAGCATTACCAGAACCACCGGGAGCGCCACCGCCACCGCCACCAGAACCACCATTAGCACCGGGGAAACCACCACCGTATTGCCGCCCACCAGAACCGCCGCCTTGGGCAACTGTCAAAGTGCCAAATTGTGAGTCACTGCCATTGTTGGAGAGAGTATTTGTATAACTATTTACTCCACCTGCGCCAACCGTAACTGTGTAATTTGTATTCAAAGGTAATGTTTGCGCAGTTGCATAAAAAATACCACCAGCACCACCACCACCAGCACCACCATTAAATGTAAAACCGCCGCTACCACCGCCGCCAATAACAAGTATTTCAGCAGTCACATCTTGCGCAATAAATTGACTAGAGGCAATAACTCCAAGAATAGGCATTAGGCTAGATCTCCAATTACATACCAAAGATCAGTTCCGGCTTTAATACAAGTAGCAGAACTGTAACGGACACGCAGTTTTGGTTGAGCGGCAGTAGCGCCAGTTGATTGAATAGTTGTAGTTCCTGCGGTTACTGCTTGAATAGTTGTTTGCCCTGCACCAATTTGTAGCACATTTATTTGTGTTCCAATCGGAAAGGCAACAGAAGCATTTGTTGGAATGGAAAATGTATTTGCAGAAGCGTTATCCATTGTGACTACCTGACCGTTGTTGGCAAGAACAGCCGTATAAGAAGCAGTTTCAGCATCAAAAGCAAGATTTATTTTAGGATCAGTTAAAGTTTTATTTGTTAAAGTTTCAGTTCCGGTTAATGAAGCAAGCGTTACTGAACCTGTTGGGAGCGTTACTGTTCCGCTATTACTAATGCTAGAGATTACAGGTGTTGTTAAAGTCTTGTTAGTTAGTGTTTGCGAACCAGTAAGAGTTGCAACTGTTGAGTCAATAGCAATAGTCCCGCTTGTTGTAATTGTTCCACCGGATAGACCAGTGCCGGCAGTAATACTTGTGACTGTACCTGCGCCTACATAACCTAAAGAAGTCCACGCGGTTGATCCGTTGCCAATTTTTGTTTTGCCTGTATCGGTTTCAAATCCCCATTCACCTGAAGAAAGTGTTGGGTTTGCTGAAGTCCATTGTGCGGCTGTGCCACGGCGTACTTGGATTTGCGTTACAACTGCCATTATGGTGTGCCTCCATTAAATGTTTGTGTCGCGGTATCGCTTACGCCGCCGCCTTGGTATGGAGCAATGCTATCAAATACACCGGCATCTATCTCTGTTACTGATGCGGCTGTTCCTACTGTTGCCCATGCGCTACCTGTGTAAACCTGAAGCCCTAATGTAGTGTTGTAATAAAGATCCCCGGCGCGCAGTGTTGGTAGCGTTAAAGCCGTATCACTGGCGGGCGTGTTTGTAGGTGTTAATGCTAAACGGCTCATGCAATGTCACCCGCTATTAACCAACTATTTTGTGCCACACAAATAGCGGTGGCTGATGAATACTGTGCGCGTAATTTAGGTGCTGTTGCAGTTGCTCCTGTTGAAGCAATAGTTACACCTGCTCCTTGTGCAAAAGTTACTTGCCCTGCACCGTATTGAACAAAGTTAAGTTGAGCGCCAACAGGATAAGCCACGCTTGCAAATGGAGGAATGGTTACTGTAATTGGTGAAGCATTTGTAAGTGTAATTAAATCACCATTGTCACCAAGAACTGTTGTGTAAGTAGTTCCTGTTTGAGCGTTTATAGCAATGTTGATAAAAGCAGAATTTATAGTAGGGCTTGTTAAAGTTTTATTTGTAAGCGTTTGTGCAGTTGTTAAATCTGCTGTAACAGTTGTATCAATTGCAACAGTAACGGATCCGCTTGACCCACCACCTTGCAAACCTGTGCCTGCTACAACAGCAGAAATGTCACCGCTTTCAGGAATGTTTGTAGTTACTAAAACGCGTGTGTCTGTAATGTTTGCAGTTGTGATAGATGTTGCGCCTGCGCCTACTGCTATGGTTGCAAGAGAAATTGAGTTTGCAGGTGTCGCTGGTGCAACAGGAGATCCGGCAGGAGTACCTGCAACAACTTGAAGAATTACATCATTGAGTGATCCTGTGTAATAAGCATCTTGAACAGTCATACACACGCGATCAATGCGCGGGTTTGTTGGGTTTGCTGTTGTTACTGTAAGAACTGTTGATGCGTCATTGTAACCAACATAAGTACCCATGTTTGATTGGGTTGTTCCAACAATTGCCGCCCAACCAGATGCAACAACGATAGACATACCGGGTGGCGTATTTTGTGTAATTGCTAAAGAAGTGTCTTTGATAATACCGGTGGTAGCCCAAAGAGCCTGTGTGGTTAAACGATCATTTTCCGCAGGGTGGGAACCGTTTTGTAACCAACTAGGGGGTGTTCTGACTGCCATTTAATCTCCTAAATGTACGCTGATTGCCATGTAACAGTTGCGCCGGTAGTACCGATAAGGGTACTACCTGCGTTGCCTGTCAGGTGGAAAAGATTAGTACCGGGTTGAGCGGAAAACCATTGCCCTGAAATTAACAGGTTACGCGCAGGATTTCCATTCAATGTAATAAGTTTATTGTATAAATCAATTACAAGAGTATCTGCGCTAGACAAAGCACAATTAAAGTTCAAAGCAAAGCCTTCTGTTTGGTTTCCCAAAACAGGGTTAGTAATTGGACCATTCAAAGTAATTGTTGGATAGGTGTCAGTCCAACCATTGTTATCAACATTTGTTGTAATTAAAACAGAACCGCCACCATAAATAAGATTGTAAATACGGTTGTATGTGCGACCTGTTGGGGGTGTGTAATTTAGTGTTGCGGTTTGAGTGTTTGAGTCATAGTAACGGGGATCAGGGCAGAAAAAGACTACCTGCGCCGTAATGTATCCGTAGGTGTAGTTAGGATCAACGCTTGCTTGCAAACCGCGTACACGGCTGTTTATGACCTGCTCACCGGCGGCATTAGATAAGATGAAGTAAAGCGGGGTTGTGCCGCTCTGTTGGGGCAGTAAAGCCCTCTGAAGGGTATTGTAATTGACTTGGGCAGTGGCTCCTGTTGATCCAAGAATTTGAATAATCATGGAAATTTCTCTACCGCCTAAAAAGTCACGCCCTGAAAACATACCGTCTGCATAGCCACGGTTATCATCTTGATTACGGATTTCTGGCAAAGCCTCTAAGCCATCAACGCTAAGGATCTGATAAGGCGAACCTGCCCCACCAAAAACTTGATTGTTAAATGAGAAAGAATAATTGGCAATTACTTGTGGCATTATCTGTCCCTCAAATTAGCACTTAATGATTTAGCAACAGGAACACTTGATAAAGGATTGCTTGCACCGTAAGTAAAGTTACTAGCCGCTTTGATACCGGCAAGTGTTGTTGTGTTTACAGTTACAGGAGCGCTAAACTTAGCCGCATTAGTTACGGCAGTAGCAATTGAACTTGGATTGGCGTTTGTAAATGCGTTTACCGTAGTGTTGTTAGTGACGGTAGTTGATTTGCCACCCGTTGAACCAGTAGATCCACCTCCTGTGCTACCCGTAAATGAGTAAACAGGAGCCGCTTGCATAGCCGCAAATGCCGCTTGTTGCGCTCCAAGAGCCGCCATAGCCGCCGCCACTTCAGCCAACTTAGCCTTTAGATCAGCCAATTTCTTTTCAGTAGCCTTTTGAATTTCATCAACAGCCTTTTGGTATGCAATCTGCGCTTCAGTTAATGCCTTAGTAAGATCTTTTTGCGCATCAGCCAATGCTTCATCAAGACGCTTTTTAGCACTAGCAATCTGCTCATTCATTTGAGCAACTGACTCTGCGGCTCTTTCATCACGGTCAATTTTTGCTTGATCCATGGCTTCTTGGTAAACCTTATTAGCCTCTGCCAAACTTGTTTTTAATTCACTA